ATAGAATGTGCTGGAGGAACATGTGTTAATTGTAATCCAGATATACAAGCACTGCAAAATGCTATTGATGGATTAAAGAAAATAGAGCAACTAGACAAAGAAAATAAAAAATTAAAAGGTAAGTATAATATTCAACCAGTATTAGTAAATAATTCAATGTTTTTTATAGATAATGAACTTTACGAGAATTTATTAGTAGATATAAACAAAAACTACATACCAAAGTCTGTAATAAAACAAGAAATAGAAAAATTACAAAGAGATGAAGAAAGAATAAGAGAAAAGAAAAAAACTTCTTATGATTCTGATAGAAGCAAATCAAGAATGCAAGCATATTTAACTAAAACAAAAGAAATTAAAATAAGATTACAAAAAATATTAGGGGAGGAATAGATATGGAAATATTAAAAAAAGTAAATATAAAAAGAATAAAAAAATGTGAATTGTGTAAGTCAATACTAATATATGATTCAAAAGATGTTAAAGGACATATGTATAGGCATATAACCTGTCCTGTATGTGGACAAGATAATGATATTAGTATATTTGATAGAAGATATAAGAAGGGAGAATAAAAGATGAAAATAATAGGAGTAATTAGCATGATATTTTGTATTATATTATGGATAATAGCTGGCGGATTAGTATTGAAAACAAACAAAGGGAATACAGTACAAAAAATGCAATATATAATTACATGGTTAACATTAATATTTATATTGATAATTAGACTTTTTTATTAAATTATAGCTGGAGGTAGATAAATGAAAAAACAAAAAGGGGAATTAAAGCCAGATATTAATATGTTAAGACATATAAAAAGGTTAGAAAACATAGAGAACGAAAGAAAAAAGCAATTTGTACCAATTAAAGAATATAAAAATTTTATTTTATATGAGCATAAGAAATATAAGTATAAAGAATGCTTTTGGGATTAAGAGGTGGGATATATGGTAATAGATAGAGAGGTTATAAAGAAATTAGCAATTCATTTAAAAAGATATAATGAATATAAACAAGAAATATTAGACATAGAAGAAGAAATAATAAATAGCAGCAAGGGAGATATAAATCAAGGAATCAGATCCATAAATAAAATATCTAGGAGCACAGAAAATGTTGCTATTAAATTAGCAACAAATAAGAGAATAAAATATTTAAAGAGATGGATAAAGTGTATAGATGATTTATTGATAGAATTGTTAAAAGAGCCTGTTAAGTTAAAAATTATCAAATATAAATATATAGACTTAAAACCAGGAGAAAAGATATCAGACATAAAAGTAATAGAAAAAATAGATGATGAAGGATATCCAATGAATAAAGATTTGTATTATGAATTAAAAGAACAAGTTTTTTATAAATTTGAGAAAATAGCGATATATCAGCATTTGTTAAAGTAAAAGGAAAAGTTATCCACAAATAAACGAAAAAAAGTAGCGATTGTTTTTGCTTTGTCAAGTGGTATAATAATTATAGGGGTAGATTATAAAAAAATCTATTCCTATACGTATTATTAACCATGTGAATAAACACAATATCATGTGTCATGGAATTAGCCAAGTGAGTTATCAGGTACAAGGATACTTGTATAAGGTAGCTTTGAATTTATGGTAACATATTTTCAGAAGTGTTGAAATAGTACACAACGAAAAGCTAATGTGCAGGCAATATCGCTGAATAATGCACCAGAGTTGTCGCAGCAATAATAGACACCACAGTGTGGGATAAGCCTATATCTTATATTGTAGCAAGTATAAAGCTATGTAGGTAATGCTAAATAATGCTGTTTCTCGTGATGTCAGAGAAATCTGACTATAAGACATAACTGGGTTAAAGTAGCTCAATGCGAGGGAATTAATGAAGTATTAGGAAAAAGATAGAGCAAATTATCTTTATAAAATTTCTGAATGATGGGTGAAATTTGCGAGTAAGCAATCTCGTGTACGCTTAGTTAGGGCAAGAAGTATTAGGTAGCTCCGAAATGCTCAGACTTGTCTTCGTAGTGGCAGAATAATTGAGAAGATATATGTGCTGTAAGGCGAAGGTCTAGTAATATTATATATGCATTCTTAGTGTAACAGGAGCACAGCAGTCTCCAAAACTGTTAGACAAAGTGCAAATCTTTGAGAATGTGCCAAGGGGAGCTCCAAGTGAGCTTCACCTCCTTTCTTTTTTATTTTATAATAGTAGTTATTCATTATCATTCCTTTTTTTAATACATAGAGTCAGCCAAATTATGGTTGACTCCTTTTTATGAGTATTTTTGTGGAAAGTGTTGATAAAAGGGAAAGTATTTATTCAAATAAGGAGATAATTAAATGGATATAGAAGAATATAAACAAGAAGTATGTACTAAATGTATAAATTGCAAAGAGATTTGTGATAAAGAAAAGATTATAAAAGTAACAAGGTACATAAAGGGTAAAAGAACAATAATTACAAAATGTAAAAACTATTCAAAGTGGAGTAATCTCATAAATGAAAGTTTCAACTGGTATGTAGATAAAGAGGTGAATGAGTATGCCAGCAGGAAGACCAAAAAAGTGGGAAAATAAAGAAGAATTACAAGAACAAATAGAACAATACTTTAAATCATGTACAGAATCCAAAACACCTGTTACTATAACAGGATTAGCATTAGCATTAGATACAACAAGAGAAACATTAATGGATTATCAAAATGATGATGAATTTTCTGACACGATAAAAAGAGCAAAATTAAGAATAGAAAATGCTTATGAACTAAGATTAATACTAAATGGTAGGTCAGGAGACATATTTGCATTAAAGAACTTTGGATGGAAAGATAAGCAAGAAATAGAAGCAGATGTAGGGATAACTGAAATAAGAGTGGAATTAGAAGATGAGTAATGTAAATATCAAAATAAGTAAAAAGGTATTTAATAAAAAGTATATCGTTTATCTAGATAATGATAAGCGATATTTAATTATATATGGGGGAGCAGGAAGCGGAAAGAGTTATTTTATAGGGCAAAGATATATATATAAACTTTTCAATAGTAAAATGTTTAATCTGCTTGTTGTTCGTGCAACTGGTAAGAGCAATAGAGATAGTACATTTGCTTTATTCAAACAAATAATATACAAATGGAAGTTAAGTAAATATTTTAAGATAAACGAAAGTGATTTAAGAATAAAATGCACACTAAATGGTAATGAGATTATATTCAGCGGTCTTGATGATGTTGAAAAGTTAAAATCAGTAACATTTAGTAAAGGAGAATTAACAGATATATGGATAGAAGAAGCATCAGAAATATTAGAATCTGATTTTAACCAATTAGATGTTCGTTTGAGAGGTAAAGGAACAAAGAAACAAATAGTAATATCATTCAATCCGATAGATATAAATCATTGGTTAAAGAAAAGATTTTTTGATAGAAAAGATGATAATATAGAAATATTCCATAGTACATATAAAGATAATGACTTTTTAGATGATGATTACAAGAAATTACTAGAAAGTTATAAAGAAACTGATGAGTACTATTACAATGTTTATTGTTTAGGTCAATGGGGAGTATTAGGAAAGACAGTATTTGATGCAAAAAAGATAAATGAAAGATTACAACGATTACCTAGACCTTTAAAAACAGGATATTTTATTTATGATTATGATGGATTAAAGATAAAGAATATAAGGTGGGTAAATGATAAAACTGGATATATAAAGATATATAAAGTACCAAACTCGCCAAACTTCACTAAATATTGTATAGGTGGAGATACTGCTGGTGATGGTAGTGATTATTATACAGCTCATGTATTAGATGCCAAAACAGGCGAGCAGGTAGCAGCATTTAAAAACCAATTTGATCCTGATATATATACAAGACAAATATATTGTTTAGGTAAGTATTATAAAAATGCATTAGTATCAATAGAAGCAAATTTTGATACTTATCCTATTAAAGAACTACAAAGACTGGGTTATAAAAAGCAATATATGAGAGAAAAAATAGATACATATACAGGAAAGACAGAGAAAAGGTTTGGATTTAAGACAACATTACTTACTAGACCAACAATAATATCAAATCTTATACAAATAGTAAGAGAAAATACTGATACTATAAATGATAAGGATACATTAGAAGAATTACTTACTATAATAAGAAATGAGAAAGGTAGAATTGAAGCACCAGTAGGAGGACATGATGATATGATGATGGGACTAGCAATAGCACATGATTGTAGAAGTCAAGTTGTATTTGATAAGCAAGTAATTAATGTATATCCTGGCTTTAACTTTAATGTAGAAAAACCAAATATAAATGATTATGGTGAAACAATAACACCAGTATAAGGGGGAAATATGTATAATATATTTAAGGCTATTATAAGCATTATATGGATTTTAGATATAATAAATATACCACAATTAGAATTTTTAGATTCAACTATTCCAATTAATACATTGGCATGGTTTTTAATATGGTTATGCTTACCAGGTACACATATTAAAATAAACATAGGATGTAATAATAAAAACAAAAATATTTAAAGAAAAAGGTGAATAATAATGGGAAGTAAAGAATTTATTT